ACCCCAATAAAATCAATGACTTAGGCCGTCTTAAGTATACATGAGATACAAACCATTAATGTTACTTTTTGTAACCTTTTGTTGTCACTTTTGGCTCTTTTTTGTATCTAGGGGGTTACCGTAACAGTACCACAACACGCCAGCACCCCCCGGGGGTCATTAGCACATCTGATTGCAAAAGGCAAGCCCGATTCGTGACCACGGGCAGCCATCGGGTCACTAAGCACACCGGGAGCCGGTAGTCAAGCCTTAAGGGTGACCACGGGGTCAGATGTAGTCACGAGTAATCCTTGACGGAGGGAGTGTGAGTATGCTATATGATACCTACAGGCATACCCCAGCACACCCAAGCCAACACTGCAACCAATACCTGTGACTATCTTTAACTGATTGGTCACGCTAATGTTTGACACGGGTTGTAGTCTGTGGTATTCGCGCGCGCCCGCTCTTTATCCTTTGGCTGTGAAAATTAATTTAAAATAGTTATTGACAGTGTATTGCGTTTTGATATAATGGCCTCAACAAGACAGAGAAACCAACCCAACGCACCAAAACGGTGCAAAGGAGCAAACAAGATGAACGATACAAGTAAAACTCTATTACGCCTTTTACCTGAGCTTTCCGACGAAGAACTGCGCGTCCTGTTTGGTCGCCTAACGCTCAATATGTACGGAGCTGATACCAGTGACCAGATGGCGGACTTCGTGATAACTGAGCGCAAAAGACGCGAAGCATTAGCGGCCTAAACCAAACGCCCCGCAAGGGGCAACCCTAAGAGGTGATAAAATGAGAGCTTCAGACCAGATTAACGTTAATATACTAAAGCGCCACATTATGGGCGAAATAGAGTTGCAAGGTGGATTCCACCATATCCGCCAGTTAAACCATCCCGCAGACCTGTACGCCGTAGCATGGGCGCGTAACTGGTATGAAGGCCATTGCTATGCGGAAGAGTACAGCGAGGCCGCTATTGTACAGCTCTTCAAAGAGTTTAAAGAACAGGCCAGTTATGACGACGAATGAGGGTTGTTTTATCGGTGGCATTCGCCTAGAGTGCTATCTATTAAACCAATCAACGCAACTTAACTTAATAAGGTGATATTATGAAAATCAGTAATGTAGGCTCGAATATGACGGAATTGGCAACTAATAGCGGAGCAGTGATTTTGTTCAGCTACTCAACACCAGTCGCGGCAATGCTACCCTCTGGTCAGTATGTTAAAACTAGCGAATGGTACTCACAAACCACAACACGCCACATCAACAAATGGTTACAGGGTGTATCTGCTGATGTTGAGACACGTAGCCCAGAGTTTATTTCTAACCTAACAGAAAAGGCGGCATAATATGACTATTCAACTAGCAAATAAAGACGGTTACAGATTCGGAGAGCAGGCGTATCTAGTCGGTAATGAGTTCGGGGTTCTATGTGTCTCATATGGTAATAATGAGCAAGAGTCCTTAGACAATGCAGTAGACGCGGGTTTATTAGATTGTCAGTTGATGTCGGAGGCTGACCATGCAGAATATGAGGCGAACGGGTGGCAGGACTCGTATATATACGCAGGCAATGCTAGCGAGCCTTTTTGGTCGGAGTACCTATGGATTAAACCTGCAAGCGAACGTAAAAGTGAGGCGGCATAATATGAGCAATTACAAATCAGCAATAGACAGATTAAATCGGTGCGAATCACTGGGCGATATTGACCGAGCATTGAAAGGTTTTGAGCGAGTGCATCAGGTCGGGCATTTAACAGATAGCGAGTTACAGCGATTGGACGCGAAAGCATTTGACATAATCCTTGACTGGCAAGATGAGGTGACAGCATGAACAGCGCAAAGCGTAAACAACTACAACAGGCGGCGCGTCGAGAGGCGCGCTTGAATCTGGCTACCAGTGTTACCGGGTGGTCTATAATAGCGGGCTTGGCGGCATTTATATTGCCCATAGGTTATGAGCTGTTAATTGTCTTAATGACGATTTAACGGCTTTTAACTATAACCAATAGGGCAGCATAGGTTACCCTGTTAAAACGGCTTAGAATTGATTATATGAGGTCTGACAGCATGAACTATACAGAGTTTAAAAAACAGCATGACATATTGATAACAAAAATTATATTTACAAGTAATAACCGGGCTGATACACTGGTCGAGAGCTTGGAGCGTTTACGCTTAGAATATCGGGAACATTTTAACCAACTATTGAGGGCTTTATGATGAATAGATGCAGAGTGAGTGAAGAGGACGCAAGAGACACGTATTTTGACGGTGAGGAGGACATAACAGACCCTTGTTCCGGCGTTAAAGAGCGCGAAAGGTTTAAGAAAATACTTGAAGACATCGAACGACTCGTTTTAAAATTATACAGTAATAAACACTTTAAGCCGGACACAGACGACTTAGAAGCGGCACTTTATTTATATAATGAGCTAAACTGCCATACGAGAGGCGAGGAGCTATGATAACAGACAATACAACAGAGAATGACTTACTAGCAGAGACTATTGAGGAACTTGGGCAAAGCCTAACGGAACTACAGCAGGTCATCGCGGACATTAAAGAACAAGTGAACTATCGAACGGAGGTTGACTGATGCAGGACTTAGAACATAAAATTATTGAATGGCATAGGGCGCGAAACTTAATCGAAGGGAGTAGCGACCACCAACAGTTTGAGAAGTTATTGGAAGAGGTTGAAGAACTACGATTAAATATCATGACCAGTCAGCCTATCGTCGATGACGTAGGGGATATTATTGTTGTACTAATCAACCTCTGTGAGCGTAACGGTTTGGCCCTTGAGGAGTGTATGGCACACGCCTACAACGACATAAAAGACAGACGAGGACAGATGGTCGATGGGCTGTTTGTTAAAGAGAGAAGAGACGAGAGCAGGAGTATACAAGATGCAGTTTAATGTAGCAGGAATGTTTTTAAACGTAGAGCCTAGGTTCGGTATTGGGTTGGACATAGAGAGCGTAGAGAGTCGCCCGGTGTGGACAATTAAGGACGGAGAGTTAAGCACGATGGCCTTTGATGGATTGGTCTTGCTAGTGCCCTTCTTTATTGTTACACTAGGGAACGTATGGATGGAGGTTGATGAGGAATGATTTTATGGGCTTTAGTGGGCGTGGGTGTACTGATAGGTGCATACTACGCACGGAGGAATAAAAATTGATTGTTGAGACATTATTTTATACATTTTTAATCCTATGCCTATGTTATGGCATCAAGGAAACTATGGAGAAATGGGACGATGAGCAAGATTAAAGAGCAGTTAATTGGCTATGAGCAGAACGACTGGATAGCAATCGAAGACCATGTAAAGGTCGATGAGGTAACAGAGTACCTACTGTACGCTATGAGCGTAGCAGAGATGCAACAGGCCGCACGCCAGCACATACAGCACGACCTGTATACAATGGCACGTAGCGACTTCAACAAGGTACATTATGACACTATAGGAGTGCATACAGAGTGAGTAGATGTAAAGCGTGCGACGCTATTATGACGGAATCAGAGTTAAGGCGTACTGATTATAATACAGACAAGCCTTTAGATTTGTGTTATAATTGTATGAGTATTTCAACTAATGCGGCACTTGCATTCGAGGGTGGCGGAGTAACGAGCGAAGAAGAGAATGTAGACCTGAGTGAATTAGGGTTTGACATTAGCAATAATTAATGCTATAATATACTTATGTTATGTTCTTTTATAATAAACTAAAAGCAACTAACTAAGGTATACTTAAGTAGTAACAATTTAATTTAACAACAAAAGGTAATTGATATGTCAGCACAAGTATTAGAAGGAACAGTAGCATTTGAGAACCTGACCGAGCATGAGATGTACAACGGTCAATCCACTGGTAAGTTCTCTTTGGTGTTGTCTTTAGATGAGGCGGACGCCGAGTCATTAGACGCAGCAGGTATCAAACTACGTGAGTACGAAGGTGTAAAGCAGCGCAAGTTTTCCAGTAAGTTTGAGGTAGGTGTCCTAAATGCCGATGGCACGCCCTTTGCGGGTCGAGTCCCCAGAGGCTCCAAAGTGCGTATCCTATGGCAGGAAGGTGCGCCCCATCCAGTACATGGTACAGGCACGTACCTAAACAAGGTGAAGGTCTTAGAGCTTGCAGAGCAGGAAGAGGTAGCGGACTTTTAATTATGGGAGAGTCTACCTTTCTAAAGCACGAGCCGTGTCCCCAATGCGGCTCAAGCAACAACCTAGCAAGGTACTCCGATGGTCACGCCCACTGCTTTAGTGGTGGTTGTGAGTATTATGAGAGGGGCAACGGAACTGCCCCGTCAGACTTTGCACCACGTACACCAACAAGGGCATTTGAGATGACAGGAGTAATAGCGGCAATCCCCGACCGCAGAATCTCACAGAGCATAGCGCAGAAGTTCGGCGTTACTGTGGAGTTCTCACCAACGGGACAAATTGTCAAGCATCACTACCCGTACTATGATAAGGACAGCAGGAAGCCTACAGGGACGAAGGTTAGACAGGTAGAGACCAAAGGATTCTACGCGACAGGGAACTTCGATAACGTAGGCTTGTTCGGTCAGCAAGCGTTCAGGGAAGGCGGTAAGTACATTACCATTACCGAGGGAGAGGCAGACGCACTAGCAGTCAGTGAGATGTTCGACGGCAAGTGGCCTGTAGTGTCTATCCGCTCAGGTGCGGCAGGAGCCAGTAAGGACATCAAGGCCAACTTGGAATGGCTGGAGTCGTTCGAGAACGTAGTTATCTGTTTCGACAACGACAAGGCAGGACAGGAGGCGGCACAGTCAGTGCTTAACTTGTTCACCCCTAACAAGGCGAAGAACGTAGTACTATCCTTGAAGGACGCGGGGGAGATGCTCAAGGCCAAGAAGATACAGGAGTTCACTAGAGCGTGGTGGGACGCCAAAGCCTATAGGCCGGACGGGATTGTCTCAGGGTTGGACACATGGGATATGTTGCAGGAACAGAAGGACGTTAAGTCCATACCGTATCCTTGGGCTTGTTTGAATGAGTACACGCACGGGTTCAGGCCAAGGGAACTGGTAACGATAACGTCAGGGTCGGGCATGGGTAAGTCTCAGATAATGCGAGAGCTTGAGCATTACCTATTGAAGAACACCGAGGACAACGTAGGTATCCTAGCATTGGAGGAGGACGTACCTAAAACCACGCTGGGTATTATGTCCATTGAGGCTAACAAGCAGCTACACTTACCGGACGTTAAGGAGTCGCTGGTAGAGGGAGAGGAGCGAGGTTACTGGGAGAAGACATTCGGGCTGGACAGGATACACTTACTCGACCACTTTGGCAGCACCAGTGAGGACGACTTGCTAGGACGCATCAGGTACATGGCTAAGGGCTTGGACTGCAAATGGATTATCCTTGACCACCTCAGCATTGTAGTGTCAGACCAAGCGCAGGGAGATGAGCGTAAGGCAATCGACAGCATTATGACCAACCTACGGAAGATAGTGCAGGAGACAGGAGTCGGGTTATTCTTGGTGTCACACCTCAGACGACCATCAGGACAGAAGGCGCATGAGGACGGAGGCAAGATTAGCTTAGGAGAGCTACGAGGTTCAGCAGCCATCGCACAGTTGAGTGACATGGTGATTGGACTTGAACGAGACCAGCAACACGCAGACCCGGACACACGCAACACTACATGCGTAAGAGTCCTGAAGAACAGGTTTGTTGGACTCACAGGGGCGGCTTGTTACCTGTACTACGATAAACAGTCAGGCCGTATGATTGAGACAGCGTGTCCTTCTGAGGACAATGTGGAGTTCTAGATATAGTATAACGCATAATTACTTACGTAAGAGGCAGTAGGATATATCATTATGAAGCAGATAGTCTTTGACATTGAAGCTAATGGGCTTAACCCTGATAAGGTT